TCGGCTGGACCGGCTGGAGCCAGTCGACCACTCCCTGCTGATACTGATCGAGTGCCTGCTGGTAGGGCCGGTTTGCGAAGGATCCGGCCATTCCGACGTTGGGAACTTGCGGAAATTGAGGAGGGGGCATTTCAGGCTCCTTGCATCTGCGGTTCAGATCCAGACATCATCTGCTGGATCATCTGCTGTTCGTCACGACCGGGAGTCGCCGGTCCCGCCCGGTTGATTCTTTCGTTCTGCCGCATCGTCACCGGACTCTGCCTCGGGTCTTCCGGAGGGGGAGCCTGTTCGGCGGCGGTCACGACAATGTCGTTGAGTTCAGGAAGATTGCTGTACTTGGCGTAGATACTCAGCAACGCTTCCATGTCGATCCCCATCCCCTGCTTCTCCATCAACGGGAGAGCGGGGAGGATCACGCCCTGGACGATCTGGTTGATACTCTGCAAACGCTGGTTCGGAGAGAGGTACTGCATCGAGTACGGCTCGATCTCCAACTCGTGTTGATAGAAGGAGTGGCTCTGACGCTCGGCGGGAGTCAACTGGCTCTGGACCGTCGGCACGTCTGGAAAATCCAACTCCAGATCGTAGGTCTTCATCGGATCCGACCAGAGCCAGTAGCCGTAATCCCTGATAATGTCGCGAGTGAAACGCATCACCTGGTCCTGCATACCGGCGATGCGCTGGTTGGCACTCGCTGTAATCATGCGGTCCTGGCCGACCGTCTCGCTGCTCGCTCCCAGCCCGCCAAGACTCTCAAGGTTTCCCGCCAACCACGAGAACAACTGTTTGCTCTGCAACATGAAGGCGAAGTTCCGCTGGTCGATGCCCCCGAATTGCTTTTCGACAACCGAGTCGGGGTTGTCCACCGCGACCACTTCACCATCGGATGTCTTGCGGATCCGCTCGGCATCCCCCGTGTCCATGCCACGGGTCAGCCCGATCACCTTGGACCTCTGTGCCTGTCTCTCCAATTTCCGGTACAGGCCGTTGACGATGTTGTGCAGTCCGGTCCAGAGCATCGCCGGGGCCAGGGGCATCGAGTTGCCGGGAACCTCGGAGAACCACAGCATGTGAAACGGGCCGAGTCGCCTGTCCGGGCCGTCCCACTCCACCACCCGCAGTGGCAACTCGCCCTCGTTGGGTCCAAGGGTGACCAGCAACTTCTCCCTCGGCAGCCAGATCTCCCACAACTCGACCTTCTCCTCGTACTCCGTGTCGAACCCGCCGAACCCGCTGGCAAGGGTGCTGATTCTTTCGTCACCGCTCTCGTTGTAGTTCAACTCCCTGGCTGGCTGGAGATTGTTGCGGACATTCCTGTCGAAACCGGGAAAGGCCCTGGCGTCCTCAAGGTTCATCCGGTAGCGGTGTCCGCAGTAGCCGATCTCGTCCTGGCCCCGCGCGGTCATGTCATGCACCCAGTCATCAATCAGGATGTCGGTGCAGTAGGGGCGGGTCATCGAGAAGTCGTATCCGCTTTTCTCGATGACTCCCTTGTCCTCGATTCCCACCTTGCAGATGCCCATCGAGAACAGTCCGCTCTTGACGCAACGCTGCAAGACCCGGTGGACGTTGTAGTCCTTCAACGAGTCGTTCATCACCTGCTCGAACTCGATGCCGTAGGGCTTGATCTGCTCGTTGCGAGTCAGCACCAGCACCTGCGGCGGGCGGGCGACAAGTTGTCTCTCGTAGATGTTCGCAGCCAATTCCATGAGATTGACATGGACGGGCTTCGATGTGCCGTCGTCGGAGTAATACGATCCGACGTACTGCTCGATAGCCTGGCGGTGGCGAACCCGGAACGATTCCAACTTCTTGCGGGAAGCATGCATTGCCTCCCGAAGACGGGACACGTCCGTGTGTTTTTTTGGATTCAGTGCCACTCGTCGGAAACCTCAAGTTCCCGTTGATTCCGACGCCACGCAAGGGACATTACCGGAATTACGATTTCCGGTTCCTTCGTCTCCTCCCTGCGTTCGCGAAGTACCTTCGCACAGAGTGCATCTGCAATGACACGGTCCCCGTGCCCAGTGCCCCTGTTGGTCGGATCAAGTGATCTCGCTGAACCCCCGTGTTCAATTTTTCCACTCGCAAGATAAACGTATTCCCCTGCCTCTTCAAGAGCCTTTCTGCTGGGATTGATGAAACCCCTGCTGAATAACGCTTCCCGATATGTTGCCAACAGATCCTTTTTCCCATCACTCGTGGAATACCAGCCCGGCCTGTCGGTCACCTTTTTCGATATTCGCTGATCATGTGTCTGGTAATAGATATTTCCGTAATACAATTCCTCGACGATTGTCTTTCCGAAAGTCCTGCCAGGACCAGTCGCCTCCCAGATCAGAAAAGCCCCGCGACCACCCGGACCCTTGAACATCCTGCAAAGAGCCACGGCGATCTCGGCCAGTCGCACCGTACTCGTTTCATTGTCTGCCCACTCGGCAACCTTCTCACCGCTGAGACGGTCACCCACAGTCAGCACCGAATCACTGGCCCTGGTTCCCTGGGAGATGTCACAACCGATGACGTAATCCCTGTCGGCACGGGGAAGATCCTCCTCGTCAAGACTGCACCAGATCTTCAGGAATCCCTCGCCGTCATCCTCGAACCGTCCCTCATTTCCCGGCTCGATATGCAGTGTCCCCTGGTAAAGCGGGGGACAGCAGTACTCCTTCATCAGTGACCGAAGAGTGTCGGGATCGAAATACGGGTAATCACTTCCCTGGTAATCGATATCCAACTGCGTGGCGATCTCCACGGCGTGTGCCCGGCGGACGCATTCCCGGTCGTACCACGGGGATCTCTGTTTCCCGTCCTCGTCCTCGTACAGTCCGTAGGACTTCTCGGGATGCTCTGACCAGTGGAAACGCAACCGGGGAGTTCCCGCCTGTCTCTGGGCATGGAACGCATTGGCCGTACCGGAGGGAGTGCTGTTGAAGATCCGGGTATTGGTGTTGTCCGCAGTCGCGCTGAGAACATCCCAGCCACCCTGCTCGAAGGCGGCGAACTCGTCGACCAGCATCGCCGTCCGTCTGCCACCACGACCGATGTTGTCGGTGGTACTCTCCCCCTCCATCTTCGAGCCGTTCTCAAGGTTGATCAATTTCAACTTGTTTCTTCTGAAATTGGGCCGCATCCATTCCGGCAATCCCTTGAGGATGAAATCGACGTGGGAGAACAGGGAGTCCCCGGAGCCATCCACGAGGGATTCCTTGCGGGAAACCATCAGGTAGCTTTCCATGGGCCGGAACAGCCAACGCCATGTGAACAGCGTCAGGCAGATCCAACTCGCTCCCATATCCCGGCTCTTCTCGATCAGGACATCGGTCTGTCCGACGGACTCATCGAGGGCCAGGAAAGCCTCGTCCTGGTATTCCCAGGTGATGAACGGCAACTTGGGCGTCATCCCCGAAGAGATCTTCCGGGGGTCATACGTCCAACCGAAGACATTCACCCAGTAGAGAATGTCCCTGCTGCAAGCGATCCACAATTCCCGTTGCAGATTCCTGTCAGAACCCGCTCTCTTCAGCACCTCCTGCCGGTACTGCAAGTTCTCCTGCAACCCCTTGGGAACCTTGCTGTACAACGGCAGACTGGATGGATTCGAGCATTTCCGCGATTTCAGAAGTGGCGCGACGGGCATCCTCTCGGAATCCTTCCATCACCAAGTCCCTGTCCTCGGCCTTGGATGCCATCTCCAACCACCGGGAATAGAAAGTCCTTGGATCGCTCCTGGCAAACTCCAACAGTCCCCATGCTCCAGAACTCGGTGCATCTTCCGGATTTACGTCATCGACCGCAACACTTTCGTAGACCCACTGGAACTCGGCACGGAGACTGGCCGACTTTCCCTGGAATTGGTCCTTGCTGACCCTGGGCTTTTCCTTCTTCTTCGGGAGATCAGATTTCACCTTCTTGGAAGGATTGGTGCTGGCCGTCCCCCCGTAGCCGAGTTCGTTGGCGGCGGCGGTCCAGGCATCCTTGGAGGAAAGACCGGCCTCCTCGTAGGCCACCCTCGACGCCTTGAATTCCTTCATCATCCCCTCGGACTTCAGATGCTCCCAGAACTCATCCTTGGTCATCATCTTTGTCTCTCCCGTTCCATGCACCGACGGCGCGTGTTTCGTCAGTGTACCACCTGGTGTGACACCTGGTGCGCCTGTCGAGACAGGCCAACCGATGATGCACCACCGTCTTCCCCGAATCATCCTCGGACGTGGACCTCTTCCACTCCGGCTGCTCCCCGCAGAACGGGCATGGCAGCAATTCCCACTCACTCGTCATCACTTCCCCTCCGCTCTCTCAAGGAACGCTTCTTTGACTCCGTCAGAAATCGACATCTGGACGAATTCTCCGAAGCCAACTTGATTGAGAAATGCGTCCCTGCACCCCGTCTCAATTGCCTTGGCCAATAGGTCTCTGAATTCAGGGTCTTCCTGAAGTGCCTTAGACACGCCACCCTGAATGGCCTCAAAGATATTCCTACCTAAAGCGTCACCAAAGTCTGTCATCACTTCCCCTCCTCCAATTCGTCACAGGTAAGTTCCCAAGCATCTATCGCCATCTGTGTCGTATCCCCCAGGGCCGTGATCAGGCAGTGAGGGCAAGTCACAGCACCCATATGCACGTCATGCTTCGGGTCGTGAACCCTCTCCATGATCTGTGGGGGTTTTCCACATTCCGGGCACGGTCTCGGTTTCATCAGTCCCTGTGCCTCCGCAACCCATCCAGTGCAGCCCTGAGACTCTTCTCAGAAGACTCCAGTCGGTCACGCAGGCTCTCGACCTCATGTATCAGCCACAGCACGTCATTGGGCATGATCTCGTGGCGACGACGCCTGATCGAAATAAGCCTGTCGGAATACGGCCGCTTGGGGCTGTTGATGACATCAATCCTCATCTCGCCAACCGCCAGCCAGATCAATCATCGCAGAAGCCAGAACAGCAAATCCGCACACAATGAACAAAAACCCCAGGTAGGCTTCCATGCCTTTTCTCCTTTTCTACAGTCCACAACCGCCCTCGCATTCCATGTCAAACAACGACAGCTGGTTGTCGTCCAGGTCCACGTCCCGAAGCGGACGGCACGATTTGTGAACGTACAACCGCGAATGTAATCCGCGGTTTGCGATGCTGCCTTCGACTCGCAAAGAATCGTCAACTTCGCACGCGCGTTCCCAGTCCGCCGGGTTTGCCTTTACCCGCCGCCATTCGTCGTTTGAATGGAACGGACAAAACACACAAGCAGATCGCGGCGTTTCATGCGGGACGCCGTGATCGTCCAGCCATCGCAAACAGTCGCCCCGCTTCATGACTTCGTCAATCAACGGGAAGTGGCACGACGCCCACGGGATAGAATTGAAACGCCCCCGCATTCGCGCGGCCCTTCCTGGTTCGTCATACGAGAACCCGACGTACTGGTGAACGTGTACACCCTTCGGCATTCGTTGACGCGGTTTGAGACCGACAATGTCCTGGCGGATTGCCTTGGTGATGACTTCTATTTTGTATTCCGCCGTACAATGACGGCGGACCATACCCAGAGGAACGCCTTCGTTCTTCGCGGTGAATGCTGGAATCGAAGCGAACCGTCTGCCTTCCCCGTTCTTGCCGGTCTTTAGATCGTCGCCAAGACAACCGGCAGACGCGCGAATGATCTTCGGCCCGTTCAACGACTCCAACCAGGACAGGTGCTTGTAGACCGCTTCCGGTTCGTCGCCGGGATCGGCGAAGATTGCCACGTCGAAATTCCGCTCCAACTCACCGTGCATACCCATCAAATACAACGTCGTCGACTGAACGCCAGCACCCAGATTCAGAACGTGGTACTCACGGACACTCATCACTCACTACGCTTTCTTGTCCTGCCGGTAAGACCGGGAAACAGCAAGTCGGTGCTGGTCTTGCTTTCTCACGTTCCATTTGTCGATGGCCTCCTGCCGGTCGTGACCCCACGGACCATCAAATGCACACTGGTAACACGTCACAACCCACACCGTTTCGCCGGAGAGATCAGGAACAATTCCCAGTGGGTCGACATCCTTCTCAACGACATCGATATACGGTCCCTGCCAATAAGTGCCGCAAAACGGGCAATGACGGGGCGGATCGGGTCGGGACTCCAAATACTCGTCAACAATCCTCTCACGGATCATCACTCACTCCATAGGTCCATTCTTCGTCTCGTAGACATCCTCCATCATCTCGGGAGTCCGCTTGCCACCACCTCGCCATGGAACCGACTGGAGGTAGCCACCATCCACCAATTCCTTCCTCGCCGCATCCAGGTGCAACTTGCAGAAACGCCAAGCACCATTTCGGTGGTCGGAACAACCGGCCCAGTCACAGCCAACTTCTGCCAGTCGCACCTTCACCGCATCGGAATTCGCCTCCTCCAGGCGTGCTACCAGACTCTGAACCTCACCCTCCAACTCCTGAACACGCTGGCGGTGCTGCTCAACCTCCACCGACAAAGCAACAAGCTTGTGCCCCGCAGCCAGCGAATTCGCACGGATATTCACCTCCGTGTCCAATTCCCTGAGACGGACACGGAATTGCTCCTCGCGATCCATGCTCTCCCGCAAGTCAGACTTCCAGTCCTCCTCACGCTGAAGGAAATACACCTCCTGGGCATGCAACTGAGACCGCAGTAAAACCGCAGTCTCCTCGGTAGGAGTCCGGTAGAACTCCGGTTTTACTGAAACACCAGACATCACTCTTCCTCAGAAGGCTCCCCGGTCCAGATATCCAGACCCTGCTCCCATCGCTCACGCATCAACTCAACCTTCTCACCAACCCACTCCATCCCATCACGGACACTCGTCTCACCACCGAAGCTCACACCATCCTTCCGGTGATCACGCAACGGACCTCTCCCCTCCAGACTCTGCAATGCACCCATAAATTCCGAATCCATCCCAATCCCCTCCATGGAACTACAAGAGTACAAGAACAGTACCCCGACTCAAGAAAAAACAACCAGAACACAGACATAATTGTCATATTTACATCAAGCGACAAAGACCACGTTTTCTTCGAGGTTCACACAAAGAACGCCATTCTCTTCAAAGGACGCCAAGTTCTCGGAAGGGGGTATTGGCACGGAATGGCCTGGGAGTCGCCAGTACGATGCGATATACGAAGATAGGGATATTCCGGATGGAATGGCGGCGAGCGGGGGTTATCCCCGGAGTCCCATTCGTCGGGCGGGGGGGTCGCGGATCGGATCCCCCCCGGTTACCGGGAACGCATCGGAATCAATTGATGGGTTCCAGGGGTCGAATTGGCGGACCAGGTGGCCACCTAAGCCCCTGGAGACGGCAAACCGGGAATTGGCCACCAACAAGCCACCAGGTGGGCGAGGTGTCCACCTAGGCCGGTCAGTCTGGTCGGTGGTGGTCATCGCACACGCGAGGGGTCGAACGGCCGGCACCTGGTCAATTCGCTTATCTCACCACCACCGATCCCACTCGCCACCACCGAAAGCGCGCGAAAACACCCCCTGGAATCGACCCCGAATCACTCCAGGATCGCCCGATATCGTCCGATATCACCCCAAATCGATCCAATTGAGAAAAATATACCGGTTTCTAACCCGTTGTCCTTCAATGCCTTGCGACTACTTTCCACTAAATTGCAGAATTGTAGTGATTTGCGCGTTATATTTGGTCCGATTGCACGTCTAATTGGGTGTTGGGGTGATATCCGTTTCTCACCCCGTGTCCGTTGCCTGGAGTCTGGAGTGATACACATGTCGTTGGTTCTCGGATGGTTGTTTATTGCTGGTCTTTCCACCTGGTTCGTTGCAGACATCGTGTTTGCCATCGGTGAGATCCACAAGGATCGATTTGTGGATTGAATGCCGGCATTCGACGGGCGGCGCGGGACTGGATAACCCGCGCCCCCTATCGGTTGCCGTCTTTCCCGTTATCCTGGAGAATTGCACGATGGAGTTGCTTTTCAACGCGGAGGCCTGGTTGACACTGGTCACAATGGTGACAATCGCTTGGCTTGCCGGCGTTCCGCCACAACCGCTCGACTGACCAGACCGGTTTCCGGTCACGCGCCCTGACACTCCAGGGCGCGACATCGGACACCCGTTTTTACCCGTTTTTACTGGAGAATTGCACGATGGGAAACCGCATCATGGACAGTGTCGCGTCTGTATCGCGCCACATTGAAAAGCGAATTGGAGACGGTTTGACAACCGCGGAGCGCGTTGACGCGCTAAAACCGGAATTGGGGTTTGGAGTCGATGAGTATTGCCGATTCCAGGAACTCAAGACGTTGGCGGTTGCGAACGGATTCTTGTCATCCGATGAGGGGATGACCGTTTACGCGCTACTCGGCGACACTGACAGTCTGTCTGTCGCGCAATTAGTCGTTCTTAACGGTCTTCTCGCGCAATTGTTGAACCATCGGACAACAGGCTACTATCCATCCGTTTACACTGCGCCCGTTTTCGACTGAAACCCGTTTTTACCCGTTTTTACCCTGGAGAATCGCACAATGTCACTTCTGACTATGGGTGCATCGTCGCCCAAACTCATCAAATCCGACAATTCCGGTCTCGGCTACTTGTCGGCAATCCAGTATCTTGCACCCGCATCGACAAGTGGGCGCAATGTCTGCCCACATGCAACGGCCGGCTGTCGCGCCGCATGTCTATTTACGGCAGGACGCGGAAGAACCCATACGGTCCAATCGGCAAGAATCGACAGAACCCATTTGTTCTACGATGACCGTGACCGGTACTGGGAAACCCTGGAATCTGAGTTAGACAAGTTCCGGTCGAAAACCGAACGCGTCGGAAAACTCCCATCCGTTCGGTTGAATGGCACGTCGGATCTGCCATGGGAAAGACTCCGGCCGGAATTGTTCGACAATTTCGACGATGTCCAATTCTACGATTACACAAAGGATCCCGCGCGAATGATGCGCTGGGCCGATGGTCAATTCCCGGAAAACTACCATTTGACGTTTTCCCGGTCAGAAATCAACGAACCCGAATGCAGGGAAGTGATCCGCTCGGGCGGGACAGTGGCGGTTGTATTCCGACAGCATGATTTTCCCAGGTGGTTTCTCGGCGCGCCGGTTGTCGATGGTGACCAGACAGACTTACGATTCCTTGATCCCGCGGGATCGGTTGTTGGCTTGTATGCCAAGGGGAAAGCCAAACCCGATTGCAGTGGCTTTGTTGTCGATCCTGAGCCCTGGTCCCTTCAATTGCCGATCCTGGGATACTGATTCGGGTTCCCGACGGCATGCATTGTGTGGGGGCCGTGCATGCTATCGGTAACCCGTTCCCTGTAACCCTGGAGAATGAGACAAATGAAGTACAGACACAAGGATCGCGCCGGTCAGAAAGAACAACGTTTTCGGCGCATATACGAAAAACACGTTGTTAGGCGAAACCGCCTGGAGCAATTGCGCGCGGTAATCCGGCATAGTTGGGATTTGGCCTGTAAATTCGATGGGATTGACCCCGATTCGGGAATAGTCGATTTCTCACAAGGAAACCCCTACCGGATTTCCTACGATGCTGCCGTGTCCGATTTGCAGAGAGAATTAAACCGCAACTAGTGGGTGTCGGGTCGACCGGACCCCGTGGATCGATTCTACGGGGTCCGGTTTCCGGATCCGATGCAAACCCCACACAATGCAATCCTAATCGATTACGGGCGATCCTGAACCGCCCCAAACCATGCAAACCGAACCCGGACAAACAGCAAACCGCATGAATTGCGGGAATCCAGGTAAAACAACGGTTTGACGTTTGCAAATCGAGAACCCATGACCTACCATCATTCACGCTCACGAGAAAACCCGTTTTGCTTTTGCTGGTGACCAACCGTTGACCATGACCCTGCGCTCCATGACGGTGCGCTCCTTCCCGTTTACCTGGAGACTCGACCATGCGGAGACTGCGAGAATTGATTGACAAGGCCACGACCAGGGATGGTTTCGACCCATCTCTGCTGTCTGCCACTGAGCGAAACGAATACAACGAATTGTCGCAACAGTGGTACGACGACAACCGTGCCCCGCGACAAGTGCTGTCACAATTCATCTAACCCGTTTACCTGGAGAACACGACCGATGACTGAACGCACACACACTTCTGGACCATGGCTGCATTCAGCGATGGCAGCAGGGATCATTGTGGACACAAAAAACCGAACCGTCGCCAATTGCGGACGCAGCGATCATCCGTTCGTAAGTGCCGAGAATTACAAAAACGCTAGGCTAATCTCCGCCGCACCGGACCTACTGGCCGCACTGGAATCGATGGTCGATATGTTCGAGAGACACATTGACGGTCGAGAGGGACCGGACGACGCCGCTGACCGATGGGACGCTGCGCAGGCCGCAATCGACAAGGCTACCAACTAACCCCCGTTTACCCTGGAGAAACACGATGACATTTTCGATTCAAGAGCATCAACAACACGCCGTCCACAATGGCATCAAACGACAGCATCGGCAGAACCTCCGCAATTACCTTTGCCACGCCACGGTGGAGGAAATGCGGGAGGAACAACTGGTCTCGACGAACCGTGGCGAACACGACCGCGCCGCGTGGATCCTGGAGATGATCTCAGAACGGCAGGAACTCGGCGTTCCGGTCATCAACCTCAACGGATCCGCCAAGTCGACACTGCTGGATCTGTGGACCGATGTCCTGAATCAGACGGTCGATCTGGAGAAGGCATTGTGTCAGGCGACACCCCATCAGCGCGACTACCACGATTTCACTTCCTGGAACGGCGCAATTGATTCGCACCGCGCGCAGTTGGAAAACGTCGAGAACGTCAAGAACCATGCCACGTCAATGCTGACCGAGATTTACAACCAGGGGGACGAGTGATGCCATACGAAACCCTGCACGACGTTGCCGAGGAGGATCGGCTGGATGCCATCCGGTCGCACCTGGGAGGTTCGACGACATCTCCGCTGTTTCTCCTCGACGCCTGTCGGTGGCTGGTGGACGAGGTCGACCGACTGCAACAGGCACAGGAGGACGATCAATGACGACTGTAGTGATCCTGGTTTACGTTGCTATGATTGCCGATGTCCTGGCCAACTGGTCGAGAGACCGGGGATGGTAGATGGGGCAGCGGGGAGGTAACGGACCCCGTTCGAGGCCGGTTGAGTGGACTCCAGCCGCTCCCGGCCTCGCCCCTTTTAACGTGTAGTCCACGTCCGCAACTCGATTCCCGCCTCGCGACAGGCGATTGCCGCCCGAAGGAAATACACCGCCTCACTTGGCTTCCGCCGCAGCAGCAGCACGACCCCTGGTTTGCGACCGGTCACGACCCCATAGAACAACGCCTGTCCGATGGACTCTTTCCACTTCTTGCACCACTCGACTTCCCATGCCATGTCGTCGACAGTCCGGTGTTCGGCCTCGCCGTTCCACTTCCAGGACAGGTACTTCGACCACGCCGGCTCATGCGCTGTCGCTGCGGGCGGGTCCATCACTCGACGACGCTGGCCTCGATCCCCTGGTCGACCCCGATGATTTCAAGATCGAACTCCACAGGAACGGAGCGCACGGCAGGGGGCGGGGCGACCGGCCTGTCCAGGAGACCGGACAACCCCAGGCCCCCGGCCAGCCCTCCCCCCAGGATCCCCAGTCCAGCCAGCAGCGGCAGGATCGACGACTGGTGGATGATCGTCGCCGGGTTACTCGGGTACGTCCCGACATCGATGTCTCCGAGACCGCAGTCCTTTGCCATCACCTTCCTCCGGATCTTCATCCTCTCGGCAATGTCGTGAGACCAGACGTTGGTCATCAACGACCTAGCCTTCGCCCCCGATTCGTAGATCGACTTCACCGAGTCCCGCACTGATCCACTCCACCATCTCCCGGTCCAGGCGGACGAGGTCCGACATGGCCGCTTCCTGATCCTCGCCAATGCGGAGAGCGAGCGCGACCGACTCGACCAGTCGGCCACGCGCATTCAAATCCACGAGCCGCCTCGCTTCGGCTCGCTGCTCCACCGTCGTCAGCATTACGCGCTGCCGATGGGCGATTCACGCATCATCAACTGACGAGCAGCAGCCGCCTCCATCACGTCCGGCTCAACCAAAACCTTGGTGTACGCGCGGTCGATCAGGGTCAGCGTAACTACATTTGAGTCGGATGATCGCCCGATCCGCTCACCGGCAGCCGCTTCCAGCAACGATTGCAAATCCACTGTACTCGCCATGTCTTACTCCCTTGGTGTTACCCGGACTCGAACGATGGCCCGGAAGTTTCGTTTCCATTCTTCGAGAGACTTGATCCTCTTCAGCAGCGGGTCGATGTCCGGACTGTTTCCAGGTGGACCGGGAGGGCCAGGCTGGCCGGAGCCGCCGGCCGGGCCGAGGTCACCGGATGGCCCCCGCTCGCCCGGTTTCCCATCCCTGCCCGGCGCGGGTGGCTCCTTGTTTTCCAAGTCTGCCAGCCGACGCTTGATCTCCAGGATCTCCCTGGTTCGATCCCGGTCACCCCAATCCTCGGACGGAGGGGCATCACCGGGTATCACGTTGTGCGCCGCCAGGAACTTGATCATGTCCGCATGTGGCGCGGTCATCAACTGTTCGGTGTCCTTCACGCCCCCGTGAGTGACGACCCCGATCAACTGGTCACCCCGGAACACGCCCGACCCGGAATCGCCGTTCCTGCACTTGCCCTTCCTCACCTTGAACACCCGGCGAAGGATGAACCGACGTTCAATCACGTCGTACCGACTGGCCGAATCGGACTCGACCTTCAGATCAAACTCGCCCCTGCTGTTGATCGTAAATACCCGACCCTCACCCGGTCCAACCGTCGCAACTTTCACGACGCCGGCCACGTCCTTTGACCAGACTGAAAAGATCGCCAGATCCTTGTCGCTGTCGACCGCCTCGATTCGACCACCTGTCGTCTTGTCACCGATGCGAACCGGGCAGATCGTGCCGACCTTTCCGACGCAGTGGGCAGCCGTCACTCCGAAAGACTTTGTCT